GTCAATTAAAGAAGGTCTAACCGAAAGAGTTGACACCTACCTTGAGTATGTTGCTGAAGAGTGGATTAAGGAAAATTCACTCGCTATTGAAACAGGACTTAAGTCCGAAATGACCGAATCATTCCTTGCTGGAATGAAGGGTCTTTTTGAAGAACATTATGTAACAATCCCTGAAGATAAATATGATGTGCTTAATAGCATGGTAGAAAAACTTGATGAAATGGAAACAAAACTCAACGAGCAAATCGAAAAGAACGTTTCCTTAAACAAGCGTCTCGCAGAGTCGGTTGCTAACGGAATCTTTGATGAAATTTCTGAGGGTCTCGCACATTCTCAGAAAGATAAGCTCGCTTCACTTTCCGAAAGTGTTGAGTTTGAAAGTGAAGAAGAATATCGTGAAAAACTGGAGATGCTGAGGGAGTCATATTTCCCCTCAAAGAAAGCAACTTCATCAGCTAAAACCGAAACTCTGTCGGAAGGAGTAGACAGCGCACCAGAAGTATTTCGAATGCGATGTCCAACTATCTGAAGACACTTTCAAAGTTTAGCAAATAATTGAATTTAATATAATTCAAACCCAAAAACGTACACTTAATAGGTAAAAGCAAATGTTCCAATCCGAGCATCTGCAGGAAAAGTGGGCACCCCTTCTGAACTACGAAGGTCTTGATTCAATCAAGGATTCACACAGAAAGGCTGTAACCGCTGTCCTGCTCGAAAACCAAGAAAAGTTCCTTAGAGAGCAATCTGCATTCCAGAATCAGGGAATGCTGTACGAAACACCAACAACAAGCACTGGAAGCAATGATTCATCAGGTGCTGGTGCTGGAGCGGGTAATGCAGGCTATGGTGCCGACGCTACCGCTTCAGGTCCAGTTGCTGGTTTCGACCCCGTTCTGATCTCCCTGATCAGACGCTCAATGCCTAACCTCATCGCTTATGATGTTGCAGGCGTTCAACCAATGAACGGTCCTACTGGACTGATCTTCGCAATGCGTTCCACCTATGGAACCGACCGCGATCCTTCAACCGCATCTGAAGCATTCTACAACGAGGCAGATTCATCATTCTCTGGTCAGAATGCTGGACGTAGCCTTAGTAGCGGATTTACCGGCAGTGCAGTTGGAATGGGAACCACTTCAGACACTTCTAGTGGATCAAATCCTGGACTTCTTAACCCAGTTGGTACTGCATCATCACTTGGCTACACTGTTGGTCAAGGAATGGGCACCGAAGAAGCAGAAGGTCTTAATGGTTCTGGAACCGGCGCTTTCAATGAGATGTCCTTCTCAATCGAGAAGATTCTTGTTGAAGCAAAGTCAAGAGCACTGAAAGCCGAGTATTCACTCGAGCTTGCACAAGATCTGAAGGCAATTCACGGTCTGAATGCAGAAGCTGAACTCGCCAACATTCTCTCAACCGAGATTCTGGCAGAGATCAACCGTGAAGTCATCAGAACTATCTACAAGGTTGCTAAGCAGGGTGCACAAAACAACGTTGCAACTCCTGGAACTTTCGACCTTGACATCGACTCAAACGGTCGTTGGTCAGTTGAGAAGTTCAAGGGTCTTCTGTTCCAAATCGAGCGCGATGCAAACGCAATCGCCCAGACAACTCGTAGAGGAAAGGGCAACGTAATCATCTGCTCCGCAGACGTTGCTTCCGCTCTGAGCATGGCTGGTGTTCTCGATTACACCCCTGCACTTAACGCCAACCTGAACGTTGATGATACTGGCAACACCTTTGCTGGTACTCTGATGGGCAAGTTCCGTGTTTACATTGACCCATATTCAGCAAACACAAGCAACACCCAGTACTACACAGTAGGTTATAAGGGTTCTTCACCTTATGATGCTGGTCTGTTCTATTGCCCATATGTTCCCCTCCAGATGGTTCGTGCCGTTGGAGAGAACACCTTCCAGCCTAAGATTGGCTTTAAGACCCGCTACGGCATGGTCGCAAATCCATTCGCTGAGGGTACAGCTCGTGGACTTGGTGCACTTTCCACCAACTCAAACGTATACTACAGAAGAG